ATGTCGCTATTCGATCCTCCACACCCGCATCACACCCTCATCAGCTATGCTGCGAGTTGCAACTTTCTGGCCCGCAGTCCGTGCCCTGTTCACAAAGGCAGTCATTTCTTTGGGCGGGCGGGCGTACTTTTTTCGGTCATATGGAAAAGTGATGCTGTCTCCAACTGCCCAATTTTTTATGACTACGTCAAAGTCTTCATAAATTTTGTTTTTTCCTTTGCCCTGTCGAGGAGGTAAAGGAATGTTTTTTTCTATGTTGATCATTTTTTTTCCAAATTAGTGTTGCAAAGCTAGGATAACTCCCATAGAGTCGCATTTCAACTTTTTTTGGAGAAAGTGATATGCCTCTCAACCCGACGACAGTAACGGACTACCTCGAAAACTATCTAGGCGACTTGGAGTACGCCTACGGTGCAAACAAGAGTTTGGAAAACCTTAATTTTATTACGTGTTCAACGCCTTGGTTCGATGATGAGCAGGAGGCCGATAAATACCTCGAAGAACTGCGCTCAGTTGTGGGGGCATTGAAAGATGCATAAAGACGCAAACAAAATCGCACGTCGTATTGACGACGCGTTCGCCGTGCTCCGTGACGAGGGGTTCTTTGCTAAGGCTCACCATACGTTTTGTTTATCTGATGGGCTGTCTGAGATACCTCGTAACAAAGAATCGCGGTTCGTGTTCTACCACGAGCAAGACGCGGAAGATCTCAAAGAAAACGGCAAATGTAATTTGGCTTTTGGATCGAGCCTTTGGGTAGGCAAAAAAATTTGTAAGGAATTGAACGACTCGGGCTTGTCGGTGTCTTGGAATGGCACCCTTGAGCAACGAATTGAAGTCAATGGCTTGCTCCGCGCAGCTTCAAAAAGCTGGGACGTGACGATCATCCAAACGAGTGTCGTGAAAAACGTGCAAGCGCAGACGGCAGAACAAGCCTGTGCGTGGGCCAGAGATCAAATGACGTGGTCTGACAACGTAGTGAACGTAGAGACAATCGCGGTTGAGGACACGACTGTCGATCCAACAAACCCTGTGCTTTTGAATTCCATTTATGTTTTGAATTTGCCTTACCGTGCGCAAAATTGTTTGCGGGGAGACAACATTCAATTCGTCGGCGAACTGGTGCAACGCACCGAGATTGATCTTTTAAAAATTCCTAACCTTGGCATAGGCAGCTTGGCCGATATTAAAAAGGGGTTGGCTAGGTACCACCTGACGCTCAAGCAACCGGCCAGACAACCAAGGTACAAAATTACCAATCGAAGCCGACAAATCTTTGAGATGCGCCAATCCGGTAAGACGTTCCGTGAAATAGGTGACGCGTTTGGTGTCACCAAAACGAGGGCACAACAGATTTTCGATAAAGCGGCTGAAAAGATCCGTATTAACGAACTTGAAGGCCACAAGTGAAAGGCGAACTCACAATAATCTTTGACGAAGAAGAAGCGCAGCGAGTAGTTACGCTGCTTCTTGGTCTTGATGAACGGCTGTCCGTTATGGAACAGCAAATAGAAACTTTGTTGGAGAAAGTGAATGGATCGGAACATGGACAAAAATCCAGAAACCGCAGAAGAAGCCCTGTATCAGGGGTTAGTGATGCAGATGCTCCCGAATCAGACAAAGAGTGAGCGCGAAGAGCTAAACGACATTATCAACAACTTGACTGAAATGTTGCCGGAACACGTCGTAAACATGTGCAAATTTAATGCGCTTTGTAAATTTTTGGGTATAGGAGAAAAAAGTGAGTAACGAATATTTGTATGAAACACCCGTGCAAGCCATGCTGCGTAATCCCAAAGAACTGGGCAAGATGAATTCCATCATGAAGACGCAGATCGATGCGTTGACGCAAGAACTTGGCAAGTCGTGGAAGCAATGCTGCCGAGTGTTAGCGAATGAGATCGGCATTGATTATGCAACGCTCAAAAATTTCGTTGAGGGCAAAGTTCAAAAGCCTAGCGAAAAAACGCTGCAGAGCATGCAGACGTATCTGGATGAGTTTGATGCGTCTGTGATCCGTGGCGAGTCAACAGCGGACAACGTAAAAGACCGCAAGATCTCGGAGTTGGAAGCAAAGATCCGGCAGTTGAACGAGGAGCTTGATTACAAAGACAAGATCCGTGAAGAGTTACGGTTGAGTTATGTGAAAGTGCGCGAACAGCTCGAAAGCATGCAGGCTCAAGACCCTGAGTTTCACGAACAATATCAAGTTGTGCATCCAGAGAACAGCTTCTGGATGACCCATAGTGATATGTACATAGAGATCTATACCACTGGCAAGGACTGGGAAGACTCCGCCGAGCGTAACCGTGTATGCACAATTCCGATACCAGACACGACCATGCTTTTACATCGGGGCCAAATACCGCACATACGCGCTGAAAAGGAGGACGGTAATTTCGATTGGATACCAGACCCCGACTACGTGAAGATCAGTGAAAATGATAAGGGTGAGGTTTGGGAGGCACCGGAGACGGTCTCATCGCAAGGTCACACGATACCTGCACGATCTGTGGTGGTTGAATCAAGGGAGCAATTTGACGTCCGCCGCGACCAAGTCAGAGCGGAAAATTTTGCGTTGGTTGCCGATGCTGCAAAAGCCATCGAAAAAATGTACCGTAAGTGCGGAGGAATACCCGACACAGAGGTCTACGTTGGTTTGAGAGTAGACGTGACCAGCAACGTTTTTTAGGTATGATCGGGGCAAACCAGTTTGGGATGCGGCCTATCACTCCGCTCCAAGCGCGCGCCGTCCGCGTGCCCACAAGACGGCACCATTTTGGCTAGGGTCTCCAGCCCTGAAACGCACGTTCCCGTCCGTGTGCCAGAAGGCGGGCTTAATTGGGCAAGAGGGCTAAACACACTCTCTCCTTGCGCGTCCCCGTCCGCGTGCCCACAGGCGGGGCTTTTTGGAGAAGTATGAAAGATCAAGAAGTAATCAAAGGCTTGTTGTTTGGCGTAGCCATCGCAGCCGGCATTTGGTTGCTGGCGTGGATTCTAGGATCGTAGAGGATAATCTATATGGCAGAAGTGACAGAAACTGAAGAAGCAACCCTTTCTCTTAATCTGTCTGCAGAAGAGGGGCTGTTGTTGCTTAGACTTTTAAAAAGTTCGAAAGACGACCCAAGGATTCATGGTTTGATTGGCACCTGCTTCTGGTTTCTCAACCACAATAAGAGCGAAGAACAGTGCATCAAAGACACGTGGACCGCTGTCGAGCAAAAGCTGGAGGCACTCAAACTTGGCGGCTCGTGAGGTGAGCAAAACTTTCACCACCAAGGTGATTGAAGATTTGGCCAAGGTAGAAAAAATTAGCGACATTCAGAAAAAGCTGCTAGACACGTCATCGCTTCTAGTCGCATACCCCGATGCATCAGAGGACAAGTCAAAAGAATGGATGACAACAATCAATTGCTGCCGGTTGGAACTGCGCAGACGGTTTTTGACTAAGCGGAATCTAGTTCGCGAGCCTCTCTAGACCGGTCTTCTTTCCATTCGTTGAAAATTTTACGCAATTGGCCGCTGATCGTGCGGTCCTCTAACTGCGCAATCTCTTTGATCTGGCGATAAACTGGCATTGGCACCAGTATCGATTTCCATTTCGTTGTATCCATGCGCGAGATTATCTCGTGAATCGCATATAAATGCAACTAGATTTCTTCAGTTTCTCCCCAAGACGGCCCGAGGTCAATGTCGCATTTGTTCGGCACATGCAAGCGTATCGCGTCCTCCATAACATGTTTGATCCGCTTGGCGTGATCCGCGCTCGTGACACTGCACCCAAGTTCGTCGTGTACCTGCAGCAGGGGCCGCTCTCCGGCCTCGTATAGATCTACCATGGCTTGTTTGGTCATATCCGCTGCTGACGCCTGTATCAGACGATTAAGGGCCTTGTACGTGTATGCACGCTTGAGCGGGGCAGTCTCACCGTAGGTTGCCTTGGCTTCTTTCAACGGCATGGCTTTTTGGATGTCGTAGCCCATCGGCTCGAACATATCAAAACGGCACTTACGGCCTTTCAACGACCGCAAAGACCCGTCGTCCTTTTGATCCACGGACCGTGATACGCCATTCATAAGCTCTTTCACAAAGGGCACGCGTGAGTGGTACTGCTGAGTCAGTTCTTTTGCGTCTTCGAACTCCAGATCTAGCTGGTCCGCGAGCTTACGCACGCCCATGCCATACATCATGCCTAAATTGATCGTCTTGGCTTGCTTGCGGCTTATGTTTGCCATGTCAGCAACCATAGTATGGAAATCCATGTTTGGATTGTTTGTGTACCCATCGACAAACTCCTTGGCACCGCCTAACGGCAGACCTTTCCAACGACCGAAAACGCTTGCGTAGTGCGTCAAGATCCGTGGTTCTTGCTGCGAATAGTCGATAGCCGCCCACAGTTCGCCTTCTTCAGGCAAAAACAAACTGCGGATCATTGGCCCTAGCTCTGGATCACGCGCTGGAATTTGTTGGAGGTTCGGGTTGGACATGGACAGGCGACCAGAGACAGTGCCGCCGTCGTCGCTACGAAGCTGGTTGATGTGCCCATGAATACGGCAGTCAGGCCCGACGAACTTCATAATATTATTTATAAAAGTGCCTTGGATCTTATTAAGGTTGCGTGCTACGACGATCATCTTGGCGAACGGATGCGGGTTCTCGTTCAAAAATGCTTTGGTAAACGACGGTGCGCCTTTGGCCGTCCGTGGGTAGGCAACTTTTAGCTTATCAAATGCTTTGGCCAAAGAAGTTGCCGCCCAAATCTCCACCTCAAACCCTGCCTGCTTGTTGATTTTGCGGCAGGCTTCTTTTTCTCTTTTCAAAAGTTGTTGTCTAGTGCGCTCACACTTTTCTAGATCGACTCGTATACCGCGATGTGTCATGTCGATCAGGCAGGGCGTGAGCCGTGTTTCGAGATCGTAGATGGTCTCAAGGTCTTGCTTGTTTATCTCAACACGAAACAGCTTGTACAGATCGTATGCCAGACGAGCATCTTGCTCCGCATAAGGCCCCACAAACTGCGCTGGTAGCTTCCAAAGCTCACCCTTTGGGTCCACTCCGAAGTCCACGGCAGCCTGCGTCAGCAGCTTCTCTGACTTCGCTAGACCCAAATAATCGTAGGACAAGGCGTTGAGCGAGTAACTGAAACGGTTTTCGTCAAGTAGCGCAGCCATGACCATGGTGTCGATGATAGGTCCGCTCACAGGGACGTCGAGTGCCTTGAGCCATCCCAGATCGTAGGGTGCGTTGTGCATGATCTTGGGACAACCTGTAGATAACTGCTTGCCTAGCCATCGCAGCACCTGACCTTTGTCGAGATTGCCACCACCGAGATGGTTGATCGGGTAATACGCTTCAAACCCATCGGTGGCGACGGCTATGCCTACGACATCACCGTCCTTGCGCGGCCAGCCCGGCCCCATCTGCTTCAGGTTCGGGTCACGCGTTTCGAGGTCAATCGCAAGCTCTTTGGCGTCCGTCAAATCTTTTAGTTCAAAAGGCGCAGTCCACTCCGTTTCAGCAGTGAACAACGGAAACTGCAGTTTAGTTTCCTTCTGCATCGTCCTTCCTTGGGTCATCACCAAGCGCAAAGCGCGTATACCAAATTGATTTTTTTAAATCTTCAACCGCATCGAACTTCTTACCGGCACGCCATTGGTACTTAAAACTGGCGCAACGGCAATAGATCTGCACGGCTTCTGGGCCGAAAGCCGCGACCATAGCATCAATACATTCGATCTCCGAGTCGGCGTAATGAGCCGGTGAGTTAACCATGTCGCTCATAGCGCGTAGCTCCTGTAAAAGTCGGTTGGCTCCAGTGTATAAAGGTTCTGACGCGTGCGCGTAACAGCCACATAGAACACGCGGTGCATGGAATCTGGATCACTCTCCATGCTGGCTTCTGCGGCTGCAGTGATGTCCGTAAACAACACGACGTTGTCTGCTTCACCACCTTTGGCCCCGTGGATCGTGGACAATCGTATGCGCGGCTCTGACGTCAAGTCCTCGCCTCGTCGCACCAAAGCGTTGATGTACGCCACGTCGACGTCCGGCAGCTTATCCAAAGCTTCGTCCCACGGCATCTCCGGTTTTGCGAGCAGCCCGTTGAAATCACGCAGGTCCTCGAAGGTAAACAAAGCCTCTGGATCACCGACAATCTTCTTGTGACCGCGCGCAACCCGACCGCCATTACCTGACATGAACGAGTACATGGCCTTGGCAGCATCAAAAGATATTGGCTCACCGTCTTGCAAACGCGACCATGCAGACAATGCGACACGTATCTTCTCGCGCACGCTCCGCACACCACCACCGTATTCAAAGTAGTAGCCCTGACTTTTTAAAAATTGCTGCACAGGCGTCAAGAAGTAGTTCGCTTGAGCTAGAAACAACCAAGTGCCCTCAACCATGTCGAGTTCAAAAAAGTCTGTCAGGCGCTCTAGTTTCCCTTCGGTCTGCTTTGGCAGATACTTTTTAGGGAACCGTCGCTTGATCCGTGAGCAGATGCGCTCTGCAATTTTGTGAATGTTCGACGGGACACGATAGCTTTGCTCCAGCACCTCGCTGCCGCCATCGAGATTGATGAAATGCTCAACATCAGCGCCAGACCACTTGTAGATGGCCTGATCGTCGTCACCAGCGCAGTACATGCGCTCTGACCGCCCGTCAATCGCGTGCGCTATCTTCCATTGCAAAGGCGACAGGTCCTGTGCTTCGTCCAGCATCGCCAGCTTGAATGGCGGGCAAACAGTAGCCGCAGTGTCTGCGAAAAGCTCTAGCATGTCCGTATAGTCAAACAAGCCATGTTTTTTCTTGTAGGCTTTCAAAGAGTTAGCTGCATAGTCGACCTCGATCCACGGCTGATCAAGGTCACTGCCATTGTATTCGTCCTTGAGTGGACGCATCTTCAGACGTGCCAGTGTGATCAAACGCAGCAAGGGCGTCTCTTTTTTCAAGCTGTTGCTCAGATCTTCTTCGACCTCATGCCGTGACGACACGCCGCCTTCCATGAAGTCGACGCCTGTCACCCGCTCGACCTCGCGATAGTGCTCTGCTGTCATCAACTGATCGTTGCGTAGCCCAGTCAAGTGAAACGCCAGACTGTGAAGAGTTCGGAAAAAAGGTAAGTCGTTCTTTGGATCGAGACCAAATCGCTTGGAGGCGCGCTCCTTGGCTTCGTTTGCCGCTTTGCGCGTGAACGCAAAGAAAGCGATGTGCCCCGGATACGTGCCCTTGCCCAGTTCTGCTTCCACAAGATTCAATAGGGTTGTCGTTTTGCCCGTGCCCGGCGGGCCGAAGATTCTTTGCATTAATGCATCGTCTCTTCGCGAATCTCAAAAGCAAGCTCCGCTAAATCTTGGCTAGGGAAAACAAAAACCGGATTACCTTCTCCCATATAAGCGTTGATCACGTTGTAATCCATCCACTCGATTGCATCCTCACGCTCCCAATCGTTCTTTTGCATCAGAACGTCCAAGCATTTCTGGTAGTCATAAACAATGCAAGGAGACTCCCATCCTGCGGACTCACCCACGCCCAAAATTGCTGAATCGAACCCTTCTAAAATAATCAAAACGGTATCTCCTCTTCAGTGCCCCCAAAGCTAGGCGGCTCTATGCGACTTACGGCCTGCTCATGCGCAGGTATTTTCCACAACCGTACCACCTTACCTTGAATGCGTAATTGTGTTGCCTCACCGTTGATGTCTCGTAGACGCTGCGCAATCTGGTGTGTCTTGTACACCTTGAAGTTAGCTTTGATAAGGTGCGCTTCCAGATCCTTGAGCCTAAAGTACGTTTCCTTCAAGTCCTCATCTGTCCACGGCCTCTTGAGCAAGATCTGCTCCTTTTCATCTGCCGCTTGATGCCCGGTACAAAACTCCTCAAGGTGATCCGCAAACTGACCGTTGACGCTCACATCCTGACTGACCTCTATGACATGACCCTCAGTGTCACTCATTTCGTTGAGCAGAGCGTTGATACGCTGCTCCCATTGCGCTTTTTGCACGGTCCGAGGAAAAAAGTTCAACTGCTCAACACAAGCCTTCTGAAAGGCTGATTGAACCATTAGATCGTCTGTGCCCAGTTCCAACGGCTTGCCCTGCACATCCAAGAACCAGACCGGCGGCACGCTGTTGTACTTGCGTAGGTTGGCTATCTGCACGCCTGACGTTGCAGCATCAATACCAAACTTACGTGTTTTGCAAAGCTCAGAGTTGCAGTATGCGTTGATCGGGGCGTCACGGCACTTGTAGGCGTAGTCCTTGCGCTCTAGCTGCTTGGCCACCGTGTTGACTTCACCCAGCGGCAGCGGTGGGTGAATGTAATTCATGTTGTGCGTCAGGATCTCGGACTCCCACGTCTCGGGGTGAGATTTACGCAGGTAAACGCCTAAATTGAACAAACCGTTGTTTCGAGCGCCTTCACCGATGCCCTCTTTGCAAAGGATCTGCAAACAAGGTGGACCGTCTGGTATCGGTAACGCTGCATCCTGCTCCACCACCAAAGCCAGCGCCTCTTCGTGCGTCTGCACGTTCTGGTCCACTAGCTCTAGAAACTCATCGAACGTGGCTGCCGTGCCATCAAGATTGAATCCGTACCGAAGACCGTTCTCGTGGTCAAAGTACGGCATGTTCAAAAAGTTACCGACGTCACCACGCTCTAGGTTCAAGCTAATCTGTTTGGGAAAGATCTCACTGCCGCCGTAACCAAGGCCCGCGCTCAACTGTGTAAGCACGTCCTGCATGTCCTTCGCAGGAATGAATCCATCTGTGAATAAAAATACGTGAGCACCGCCCGACTTAGATCGGCACACCACCAACGGTAGCTTGGCTGCTTGGATCTTGTCGATCAGCGCCTTGTGATCAAAATTGTATTGATCAATATCAATGCAGCCCCACCGGCATGCATTGTCCTCATTGATTGGGATGATCCCTATGGATTGCTCACCTGCGAGGTGTTTTTCCCAATGTTCCTTGGTCCGAGGTTCGCGCACCACCGTCGCTTTACCCTGAGTCTTGCCACTGCTGGACTTTGACTCAATCGTGAACGTGCCGTGCGCCTGCTTCAGACCGTCAAAAATCTGTGCGAATTTGCGAATATTCATTATGATCCTTGGTCCGTGCGTGGCGCTTTACTACGGGGAGGGTAGGTAGGAGCGCCTAACGATGGCACGGTCACCGGATTTTATTTACCAAGGAATATCGTCGCCGTTATCCTCTTGCGTCTGTTTTGGCTTTGACGGTGCCGCCCCTGCCTCCTCATGCTTCACCGTTACGTCCCCTGCGCTGATGGCAGTGTGGAACGCTTTAGCCGCTTGGTACGTGTTCGCGTCCTGAATCGGCCCCTCAAGATCGATCTTCCAACCGTGCCATACACCCTTGGAGTTCTCCTCTTTGGCCGTAGTCAGGTTGTAAACGTGTGAGAAACGCGGTGGCTGGAACGGTACACCGTTCGCCCCGACCATGCTGCGTGTTGCAATCATGGTGTTCCACTGACGCGACTTCTTCAGTTGCGTCGATTTCATTGAGATCAGCGCGTTGGATAACGTGCCGTCCTCTTCCATGATCAAGATGTAGTGCTGATGCGTCTCATCGATGTACTCGCCCTTGCCGCCCTCGACGTACTCACGGTTGTCGTCTGGATCACGACGAGTTTGTGGCCGGGTTTCATCCGGTGTGAAAATCTTAATCGGCGCTCCGGTGCCTGAACCTCGGGGTGCCCACAACAAGAACCGTCGTTCGTAATGGCAGGGGATGACTTTCAACGGACCCTTGCTGCTATAAACTTGACGAGACACAGAGTTGACCATGTCACCTAGCTTGGCAGTCTCTGCCAGCTTTTCGTCCTGCTGGAGCAGTTCTGAAGATACAATCTTCAAGAACGGCAGTGCCAAGTCGTCTTGGCTCAACTCCATACCAACCCCTGCGTCTGCTTCGAACATCGCAGGCCCTGCGACAGCGACGTCGCTCTTTTTCTTTTCCGCTACTTTCTTTTCGTCCTTATCGGTCATTTACTTTGCCTTCGTTATTGTTGCTCGTTGTCCAGTCCAAACGCCAAACAAATCCATGTCTAGCTCCTTGCCTTCCTCGATCCGACCTTTGACCCAAGCTTTCAAGGTGCCCGCATGAATGTCTTCCTTCCGCTCTGGCTCCCATTCTCTTTTGGTCAATTCCTCTACCAAGGCTTCTGCTTCATTGTCTTTTTCGATCCCGAAGCGGACCGTCACCGTATTCTTGATGATGTCTCCCTCGCCATGCGCCCGCAGCCAAGCGTAGGCTTCTGCTTCATTGTCTTTTTTTATGCGGGTGCTGAGGGTTTGCTTGATGTCGACCTTGCTGCCGTCAGCTAACGTGAAGTTGGTCAGACCAATTTCGTTCATCTGGCTTGGCAGATCTTCATCAGTCAGCTTGAGCAATGTCTGCTTCGCTGCTTTAAGATCTGATTCAAGATTTTCTACCCTTGTCTGGGCAGCTAAGATATCATTTGCTAGCTTTTGAACTCCGCCTAGTCCTTCGTTGGAGGGCAGGTTCAGGGGACTTTGGCTGTCTTCAGCCATAAGATCGTAGAGATCTGTGCTCATAGTCTTCCTCGTGTTTCGTGTTCCAAGCGGCGTTAGCCACTTCCCAAACTAAGAATAATCCCATAAAATCCCATGTGTCAAACTATTTAGGCACCAAATGCAATTTAATTTCAAAACTGCGCCTTACGAACACCAGAAAGAGGTGTTCGACGCAAGCTGGGACAGCAAATCGTGGGCCTTGTTCCTCGAAATGGGGACAGGCAAAACTAAAGTCACTATCGACACCATGGCCAAGCTTTACTGCGAGGGTGAGATAAACGCCGCCGTCGTCATTGCACCGAAGGGGGTGTACGGGAACTGGGTGTCAAAGGAAATACCGCAGCATATGCCGGACGACGTGCCGTGCTGCGTGGTCCTGTGGCAGCCAAACCTTACGCAGAAGTTCAAAGCAGAACTGACCGCCCTGACGAACGATCAAGAGCACCTAAAGATATTGGTTATGAACGTAGAGGCTTTTTCTACCAAGAAAGGACCGGACGTTGCAGCATGGTTTGTAAAACGAAATCCGGATTGCATGATGATCGTGGATGAATCGACGTCAATCAAAAACCGCACTGCGAAGCGCACCAAAAGCATCGTCAAAGTCGGCAAAGCGGCGAAGTACCGACGCATCTTGACCGGCAGTCCCATCACTAAAAACCCGATGGATTTGTACGCACAATGTGCTTTCTTGGGCACAGACATTTTGGGGTTCGAGTCGTTCTACGCGTTCCAAGGACGGTACGCCGTTATGAACACCCGCAAGTTTGGTAATCGAAGTTTCCAAGAGATCACCGGTTACAGGAACCTCGATGAACTCAACACTAAGCTTCAGACGTTCAGCAGCCGTATCTTGAAAGAGGACTGCCTCGATTTGCCTGAAAAGATTTACATGCAGAGGCAGGTGCCGCTTACAAAACAGCAAGAATCTGCCTATACACAAATGAAAGAGATGGCACTGGCCATGTTAGAGAAAGGCGAGCTTGCGACGACGCAAAGCGTTCTGACGCAGATTATGCGCTTGCAAGAGATTTGTTGCGGGCATCTCAAGATTGACAATGGTGAGGTACAGGACATACCCAATAACCGCATGAGCGAATTGCTAGAGGTCATCAGCGAGATGAGCGGCAAGGTCATTATTTGGGCAAGCTGGGTGTTTGATATCGGCAAGATTAAAGACGAACTGGCGAAGGTCTACGGGCCGCGATCAGTCTGCACGTTCTACGGTGACACCCCTGTGCAAGAGCGCGACCAGATGGTGGCAGACTTCCAAGATCCAGATAGCGAGCTACGCTTCTTTGTCGCTAACCCACGAACTGGGGGCTACGGCCTGACACTGACCGCAGCGACGAACATGGTTTATTACAGCAACCAGTACGACCTAGAGATACGCCTTCAATCCGAGGACAGAGCGCACCGAATTGGTCAGACCAAGCATGTTCTGTATGTAGATCTTGTCAGCCCAAACACGGTTGACGAAAAAATTATTGCTGCTTTGCGTAATAAGATCGATCTTGCCCAGCAGGTGCTGGGCGAAGAGGCTAAAAAGTGGCTGGTTTAATTTCTGCCGAAAGGTGATCCCGCAAAACGCGAAGTTTGCCTGAAGCGGTACGGCTGAGGTCTTGGTGCTTGATACCTTTGAGGCGCAAAAAAAGTTGGTTGCGGTGGTCTGTAACTTTGTTGCGGGGCTGCAAACTGCGGATAATAATTCGAAGGCGCTTGCGAAAATGCGCCAGAATTATACGCTGGCTGTCCCATACCACCTTGCATCATTTGCTGAAACATCTGCATCATCAACCGCATCATCCCGGCCATGTCTTGTTGTGAAAATTGCGGCTGTTGTTGAGCCATAGGCTGCTGAAACGATTCAACTGCCGGTCGTTGGATAGGCTGAAATTCTTGCACAGGAGCCGGTTGCGGCTGTCGCCTTTGTGTCTCTTGTTGAACTTCAATTTGTGCGGGTGAACTGACAGACCCGCCGGGTCGCTGGATGCCTGCGATGCTTCCGTCGTCGAGAAATCCTCGCCTAGAAGGTTCTCCGCCAAATTGAGAAGGATCTGCTGTGTATTGTTTCGCTATCTCCAGAGCCTCTGGGTTTTGAGCGTAGAGTTCGTCCATAGCTCTGATATAACCGCCCATACTGCTTGACCCTCGACGCATTCGGCCAGTCACTGGGTCAGGGCCAAAAAGCGCCACGTCCATGGTCATCGCACCAGTTGGCTTTTCAGGTACTTGGAAGCCACGTTCTGCAAGCACCTCCTCCAAAGACTTCGGTGCTCGGTTAGGGCTACTTATTTGCCCGAATTGTGGTCCTGACCCCGGACGTCTGGCGGCCATCAAAGAGCCAATACCTCGTTGCATCAACACGAGATTAACCCGGCGCTTGAGGTAGCGAAGCTATGCCTTGCTGCTGTATCAGCCCAGACAAAGGATCGTTAGGGAAGAGGGCCGCGAACTGCTGACGCTGTTGCGGGTTTGGCGCGCCTTGGGGAGGCGTTTGAGTGAAAGATTGAACGGTCGGCGGTGGGGTAGGAAGCGTAGCCGGTAATATGGGTTGCTGTTCTTCGAGAACCGCTCGTTCGATAACATCTTGACGTTGTTGTTGACGACGTTGCGGCTGAAAACCGCCCCGCATTTTCATCTCTCGCACTTCTTGTAGCTCTTCCGCCGTCGCCTCATCCTCTATGACGAATTCTTGTGCTGGACGTATCCCGATTGCGTTTCGGATGAACGAATTCAAAGCTGCTGTTTTAAGAGCTTGTTCTTTCGCAAATTGCTTCGCGGTCTTGCCAAATTGTTTTGCTTTTTCCGCAAAACCCTCCGCTTCAAAAAAACGAGTGCCCATGTCCACAGGGGGCAAATTGAATTTTTCGCCCGCTTCCAACAACAGAGCCATCGCCTCTGGATCTCTAATAGCCTCTTGCAAAATATCGTAAGTCGATGTGACCGGTATTGATTCCAAGATTCGTTGTACGAACCGAGAACCAGCGCCCGCTGTAATCAAAGAGTTTGGATCAGTGCCGGGCAAAACCTGACCTAGCATCGTACCTGCTTTCGCACCTAGCAACCGGCTGAACAAAGATACAAACTCATCCCCCATCGTCGTAATGTCTTCGGTGACATCGAAGTTAGCAGCTTTAATTTTTTCTTGCGCTCCCTCACCGACTGTTAGAAGTTGTTGTAAGCGTAGGGATTCAGCCTCAGTAAAAACACCTTCTTTCAATAGTACGTTCATCAAAGTTTGGTTTGATTGCGGCATCGTGTCGAAAAAATAAGAACGTATTTCTGTAAAATTAGGGAGTCCCGCTATGAGCTGTTTTTGTCCCTCCCCGGTCGTGGCAAAATCTCGCGCAGATTGAAATATTGCACCCCGCAAAGCGTCATCAAAGTTTTCTAGTGTGAAATCCCCAGCGTCTAAACGATCCTGCACCACTCGGAAATCTGATCCTCCGATTTGTCCGCCTTGGTTAGCCCGCGCTACCGCTGCACGCATACGAGAAATCTCGTAGGTAAGAGTCCGCTCCGGGTTTTTGCCCCCGCGCATCTGTAGGATTCCGATTGAGGGTTTCTCTCCCGTGAAAGACACAAACAAGGGTGTGAGAAAGTCTTTTTTTGCTTTCTCTGCCTGAGCAATGCTGCGTTGTGCGACGATACCTGCGGTTCGAGCATCGAGTAAGTCGTTCATCAATCCGGGGAACAAATCTAATTGCTGCTTGTTGTTTTGCGCAAAACGTTCGAGAGCTTCGCCATTTGGGATAACACTCTCTAACTCGCCCTGATCGTTGAATCGTTTGGTGAAATACTGTGGATTGTCCAACAAAGACCGCGTAACGACTTCAAGTTGTTGATCAAGCTCTAATGAGTTCAAAAACGCATTCATTTCAGCACCCTCTACTCCGGAAAGCCCGCCGGGAGTAGCTTTGTCTGTCAAAAACAACACGGCCTTTTTGATTTCTTGCATGCGTAAACGAGAAGCGTCGTCAGCGCCAGCCAAGATTTTTTGATAGAGCAACTCCGGGTCAACATAATCCTCCCCAGTAGCTTTATCGATGAGGGCCATGTTCGGAAAAGCACGTAGAAATACGTCGTTTTTGGCTTTGCTGAAACTTTTGGCGTTTTGTACATGGAACAACGTATCGCCATCAACTGCTTCCGGACCGTTCAAGTCCTGTAACGTCTGTAGATCAGTCAAGTCTCTTTCAATACCGTTTGCTAAATCGCGATACATTGCCGCAGGCGCTAATTCGGGAGCTGCGCCAGACGCAGATTGTGTAGCTAACTTCAGTAAATAGCTTCTGTATCTTTTTCTTTGCTCGTAGGTGGGGTTATCTAAATCAACCGTTAACTCGTCCAACTGTCTCTGTAAAGCTTGAATTCGCGGTCCCCGAGAGATTGCGTTGGGGTCTCGTGCTAATTCATCGATTTGGCTTTGCAGCACGGTAGCTTCCAAAGCATCGCGTGCTTGTTGGTCGCTTTGTTGTATGGCTTTGGGAAAAATTGTCGAAATCATTGAGGGGTCATATGAATCTTTTGTTGCTTGGATTGCTTCAAAAAAGTTTTGACTGCCTACTTCAATGTTGTCTGGCACCAGATCATATAAAGCATTTTCTTGTTGGTTGACGTCGTTGAAAACTCGCAAGATTAACGAGTTGATTTTACGGCTCGCATTGTTTACGTCGCCGTCAGGTAGCAACCGGTCGCCTACTCTTTCGGCGTTGTCTATCATGTTAAGCAACGTGCGGTTGATTTCGTCTTCAAAATACCGCTGAGTCAAAAAAGTAGCGTATTGAATATCTTGGGGGTTGCCGGTCGTTCGCAAAGCGTTGATTACCGCGTTGACTGCTTGCGCCTGTGCCGCACGTGTCTTTTCCATTTGAGCGCGATACGTGGCGCTACGAGCCTCTAAAGTGCCTTGTATGCCCTTAAACACTTCGCTTCCAGTGATGGTGGCAGAGGAAGGAGTGATCAAAGGAGTGCCATCTGCGGCTTTCAAACCTGCTAGTAAAGGTCGAATGTTTTCGTCGTAATCTTCGTTGGAAGCTTTCAAAAGCTTCTGGTATTCAGGGTTTCTGAGCGTTTCGATGATGTGATCCAACGTCTCTTCGTTGCCGTCCGCTGGCACTTTTCCTTCGCCAAATTCAAATAAAATCGCACGAAGGGCCGCTCCTACCCTCGCACGCCCTTGATCACCTTCAAACGCTTCCGCGAGTTCGGTTTCTTGCAGTTTATTTTTAGCACCCGTAAAAAACGGGACGATGTTGAAAGTACCTGCTAACGTTTGCCCCGCAAGTCCACCAGTAACTTCTGTTGCTATCCTCGAAAAGCCTTCTTGTCCTTGGCGCTCTGCAAAACCTGCCGCGATACTAGCGCCTGCAATAGATGGCAACTCCCCCAATGACGAAGATATGGGGTTTTTCTGATACGTGCGCATGATTTCAAAGGCGACAGGGTCAGTGGCTTGAAAGTATCGAAGGTCTTCTGGTGTTATGCCTTCTACAAAGTTTGGGTTTTCTAACAGATTAAAATCACGGCTCCGAATACTGTCGCCTAATTGCTTTAGAAAGCCTGACTCTGCGTTTAGCGCGATTGCGGTGCCTTTTTGGAGGACTTTAGGCAGTCCCATGCCAGTTAAGCCCTCGGTCAAAACTTTACCTGTTTCCATAAATCCACGGGCCGTGGGGCTTAAAATTTCTTCCTTGGGTAAAATCACCGAGGTGGCTGCGTCCGCAGCAAACAGCGCGCCGGTCCCTGCGACGAGTCCACTAGCGAGTGCAAATGGACCCCCTAAAGGAGAGGCAGCAAGTCCTGCTAGGCCAGCAGCAGTTGTAAACGCGCTGCCGCTTACAGCCCCACGCAACGCACCTTCTGTGAACGCTTCACCTTCAGATATATCTCGCACGCCCTCCGTAAACGCCATGAACACATCTTTCGGTTGCACTCCTGACTCTCTGCGTAACTCATCCGCATCCAGCGCAAGCTCGTTAAGGAACACCTGCGCCATGTCGTCAATATTTAACCCTTCTTGTTGCATAGCCCGTAGACGAGGCAACCGCCTTTTTGGTAAACCAACGACATTTTCCAAAATCTCTAAGTCGTTTTGCCCGGCGTTTTGACGCAGATCTTCGTAAACCCCAAAACCTTCTCGTCGATCTACTAAACCTTTAACAGTAGCCTGCAAACCGTGCTTACGGATTATAGAAGCAATACCCGGTTGTATTTGCCCATCAGGATACTCCACATCGTCAAAAGTCACGATCAAATCGCCTCTGGTCGGAGGCCCCGCGTAAGGTCGTGCATCCTCTATGGCTTGAGCTTCGTCGATAAGGTCTTGTCTCGTTCGAAAAAGTGTTCCGTAAGGATCGATTGGAGCAACAGCCATTTACGGACCTCTTCTGTTTGGTAACGCGATACCTTGAAGCATTCGATCAACATCAGACATGGCAGGAGAGATTGCGGGGGAATCCGGAGTGCTCATAGGAAGTGGCGTCATTGGTTGGCCGCTGAAAGACGCTCGCAAACGAGTTTCAATCATAACGAGCGCATCAAGAAGTTGTTTTGTTTTCGCCAACTCGTTTTGCGCTATTGCCAACGCTCCCGCCGGGACCATTTTTGGATTATCTACTTTTTGTTGTTCTTGTTTGTATTTTTGTTCCAAACGTTTTCTAACAGGAACCACCGCTCTCAAAGCTTGTGCGTCAGTCGTACCAGCTCCGGGCTGCAAATCGGCTACAAATTCTTCTGCGCTTTGGATAAGTGCAGCTAATGTTCTTCCATCTGATTCGTCCCTCGCGATCTGCGGCACCAACTCTTTCAACAAACCTTCTATTGCTGCCTTGTCCCGCTTAGATCGAGCACTAATCTTACTTAAATCAGCCTCAGTGCGCTCTGGAGTAAACGGTAAATTTTCTTCGACTTGCTCACCGACTCCTGTGACAAGGCGAGATAATGCGGCAGTGGAGCCATAGACCTCTACGGGATCAAAATTTGGCTCAAAAAAAGGAACGTTGGTAGCAAGTTGCCTGTCATAGAACGATTTTAAGGTTTCCGGAGGTAACTGTTTACCCGTGCTAGCATCAAAAGTCAGCGAGCGAGCTTTTTGCAACAGCAAAGGGGGTATGCCCTCTGGGCCGATATTCGGGTCATCAGCACGCATCACGATGGCTGCTGCTAATGCAGGGTCCATGGGCGTTGCTAGCTCAATGCCTGTGGGTGTTTGTTTGGGGTCAAACTGGTCGTTCAGACCAGCAGTGAATTTATTCAAGTTTTCTGCATCAAACGAGTCTTCTGCATAAGCCTGAAGCATTTGAGGTTGAGTAAATACGACTCCAGCGACCCCGACTTCATTGGCGTCTAGCGGGACGTCTAGGCCAGACGAAGGCGCATCAGCGGTGGTAGTCCCCGCAGCCTGCCTTACAGGTGATCGGACACCTGTGCCTTGCGCTTCCTTAATGTCCCCTAACGCTGCCTGCGCTACAGCGGTTGACCCTTCATAGATGACAGTGCCCGCCATCGGACCTTTTGAAATAAATAGTCTAGATTGGTCTCGACCGTACTGATCTTGAAAAGGCATGACGTCGTACTCATTCGTGAATAAACGCTTTGCTTTCATTTCTTCTATCGTTAAATCTTTGACCGCCTCAAACATGGCTAGATTTGACGCTGCAGTGGTTTCTCTTTCCGACTTTTCAGACGCAATTGCTGACTGTAAGGCCATGGTTTTTGTCGCTTGATCCAATTTTCTTTGGTCGCGTTCAATAGCACTGAGATCACCCACGAGAGTTTCCCCTGCACTAGCGAGATTGGCTAAAAAACCAGACCCAGATATATTTCTACCTTTCGCATCACGCCCAGAAGCAAATTGGAACCCAGCTTTTGCCAAAGCCAACCCACGATCTTTCTCTAGGTTTTCATCGGATTGAGCAATTAGGTTTTGATAAACCGGCAAATATTCGTCGTAGTATTCCTGCAAGCCAGACGTCGCGGGTACGTCCGACAAAACGCCCGTTTGCCGAGCTAACTGCTCAATTAATTGCTTTTTTGACGGGTCACCTGCCTCCGCCATATGTACTACGGGTCCGCCTGCTGCAAATTGTTGCGGCGCAGCCATGGGTTCAGGTTGTCCTTGCGCCATCAAAGCTCCAACGCCCTGACCCATGTCGGCTTCCATTTCAGTGTCGCCAATGACTTGCGCGATTAGCCCGCCCACGCCACTGTCGATGGCACCCTCTTCCGTCATCATAATCGTCGGCTGAACCATGGTGAGAACGGACTCTGGCGTCTGCATTGCGTCTTCCTCACCCACAAAGGTAGCGAGTTCCGCGAAGCGTGCTTGCAGGGGACGTTCATTCCCACGGATGGCGTTGATAAGCTCTGCGGTATTACTCGCCATGTCGATGCCGCCCATAGTTTCGGCGAGATAATCTAGACCGATTTTTTCGCCCTCCCGTCGCGCCATCAGTACGTCTTGGGCTAGCGGGTCCATCGGCGGCTCTTGCATAGTTTGCGGAGGCATTTCGTTGGGCATCATAGCCATATCTTCAGCAGCCATCATCGGACCAATGCCGCCGCCTTCTTGCTTTTCTATGACGCCTCGCCCTATCAAAACGTCTTTCTGAGTGACTTTGCCGTCACCGCTGAGATCAGGAAATTTGTTTGCACCACCACCTCGGGCACGAAACATCGGTCTATCCATTACGTTCATTAAAAAGCCCTCGACAGACCTGCGGCCCCTAATGCCAAGCCACCTGCGGTTTGTGCCAAGCCGGGGGATGGCGATTGTTGTTGTAATATGGCGCTTTGTGACGACGGCAGAGCCTTTGTCATGTCGCCTAAGAAAGCGAGCTGCGCTAACGGCTGTTGGTAGGCCGCTTGCTCTGCTGCAAACTGTGCGTTAAGAACGTTCTGCGCTTGCTGTTGACCCATGGCACCGTATTGAAGCAACTGCTGGGCGTCTGCAGCCCTTTGTTGTTGCGCTTGTAGCCCCAGAGCCGCCTGCTGGCCACCAAGACTGCCTAACTGTCCCGCTAGTTGCCCACCCTGTAACGCCAGACCAGCTATTCCTTGACCCATTGCCCCTTGTTGTTGCGCGAGGGCCGCAAGTTGATCTACGTCTCTCTGTGCCAACTGACCGAATTGCAGCCCTAATTGACCACCCTGCTGCGCGATATTTGCACGCTGACCGGCCATTTGAGCCAGAGCCTGCTGTCCTTGCAGCCCGAGAGCGCCCCCAGCTTGTGCGCCCCTTTGTGCGAGTTCTGCTGCTGACAACCCTAGACGAGCTTGCTGTTGCGCTGTCTGGGCCGCTTGTTGTGCCAGTTGCGACTGAAGCTGCTCGGTGGAAATACCCAGTGCCGCCGCTTGTTGCGCAAGTTGGGCTTGACTCATCTGCCCTTGTAGACCCAAAGCGCCCCCAGCTTGTGCCCCACGTTGAGCAAGCTGCTCTGCACTGAGGCCCAATTGTCCTACTTGCCCGGCGGCTCGTTGTTGTCGGCCCTTGGCTGCCTCGAATGCTGCTTGTGCTTGTTGAGCCGCCTGTTGGAAACCTTGTGAGCGTAGCTGTGCCCCGGTCCGTGCTTGCTGTTCCAAGACGTTTCGGCCTATCTCCGCTTCTTGGATTGCACCCCTCGATCCGCCAAAAGCACCCGCCGCTGCTTGCTGTGCGCGTGCTTGATTCAATTGTTTTTCGCCGAGTCGGGCTATCTCAGCCTGCTCGGCTTCGATTACCTGTCTCGTAAACGGGTCCATGAAGGATGCAATGCCGCTGGGGTCAAACTGAGCGTCACTGCCTTGAAGCTGCCGTATCGCTTTTCGGGTGATCCCACGTGCTCGCCCGGTTGCTTCGCCTAACCCTGTTTGTGCGCCCCCTATTTGGCTGGCTATGCCTCGCTGCGCTTGACCGATGCTGCGCATGCCTCGGCCAGCAATATTTCCTGCTTGCCGCCCAGATTGTATAGCTTTCATCTGCGCTCGCCGACTCGCGGGCATCGCCTGCTGCGCTGCCTGCCGTCCTAGTTGACCGGCTCGCCCTAAACCTTGTTGCGCTGCGAATACTTGACTACCAACACCCGCGCCTGCTCTTGCTATATCAGTCGCTGCGCCAGAAAGTCCCCTGAGAGCCTGATCACGAATTTGAAACGGTGCTTGACGCTGGGCTAATGCAAGCTGTCGCGCTTGCTCTAAGCTGGAAATACCTGCCTGTTGTTGCGCTAAAGACTCTTGCAGTAAAGGAGCAGAGCCTTGGGCGATCATTTGTTGCGCGGCTTGGTTGGCATCCAAAGCGCCACCAAGATAGTCCTCATATCCGCCGATGCCTGACCGGATTACATCGCCTGCTGCAAGCTGTTCTGCGGTAAAACCAGCAATTCCTTGTGCAGGCGGCTGAATGCCCGCAGCTTGCAGGTCTCGTATGTATTTTTGTGCGTCTTGATACAGCCCAAGCTTATACGCCTCTATTTCTGGCGCTTCGCGTACAATTTGTTCTTGTATGGTTGTCTCTGCCATTAGACTCTAGCCTCAAACTGACGCATCATTTTGTACATATTTCGCATGCCGTCTTCGCGGCTGCCTTTTCCTGCTCCTCGAACCGCTTTAGCGGTAAACACAAACTCACCATCGGAAAGCATTGCAGGTATGTCGTCCGACGTTTCGGTGCCGGGACCTTCGATAGGACCGTTCATGCGCGGAAAATTCATTATTTCACCACCTTCCTCAAAGCCGAAAGGTGGGGTATTGATTGGCGTGGGTCGAAAAGCAGGCGTGCCAAGCGAATCTACACCTGCCGCTCGCTCGATTGTAAATCGCGCTGGTGTATAAGTGCGGTCATCATCAAATATTCTGTAAGTTTCTGGATTTGCGCGTATCAAATCCAAACCCGTTGTTCTGTCAGTGATGTCTATAGGATCGATTTCTTCAGTGGTCAGTGCGCTCAAACCTAGAGTGGTCGCCGCAAGCGGTGCAAAACGCCTGATAAACCCGTAGTTTAATTCTTTAGTATTTTCTTTGATGAAATCGGTTATGTCTTGACCTGTGACTTTTTTACCGCCTTGCTCTAAAAATGTACGAACTTTGGTTCGGTCTATCGACGGCAAAAAGATGTCTCTAAAAGCTTGCATACGGCCCTCGCCGGTGCCTTTAATCAAGTTCCCGAAGCTTTCTCGCAATCCGGGTACTTTTTCTGCCGCAAACAAATCTTGCGCAGTCATTTTTTGTCCGGGAGCAGGAGTACTAATCGTGGTTGTACCTTTGAGCGGGTACGTCTTGTCCAATTCCGACTGTATTTCTGTATCTGTCAAAACGCCTAGACGTTCCAGTGCTCCTTTCAATTGCTGACGATTAAAAATATTCGGGTCGGTGGCTTTTAAAACTTCTGTTTGGCCAATCTTCATGCGAGCCGATGTTGCGGGGTCTATAGACTGACCAAACACCTCGTCGCTGTAGCCTAAATCACCTAAATCACCAAGGCCCGCTAAAGGATCCGTAGCAGGTGGGGGACCCATCCCCGGAAAACTGAAAGATTCGAAATCTGTACGGGTGGCAGGTCCTTTCACGCCTGTCCTAGCATCCGCCCTCCCAATTCCGCCCGTTGGGGTCACTTGACCGGAAGCAGCGTCTGCGACCGCTGTGTCCGTGACGGCGGTGCGCGTAACTTGTGGTGTCACGCTGCCCAGATCGGGAACGGTTACACCCTCTAAATTTTGTAATCTAGCAAGCTCTGCGGGATTTGCTTGTGCTAATTGTTGTGCGTATGCAGGATCTACCGTTGCGGTCGATTTCGCCCCTGCGGGTGCAAGTTTGTCACTAGCGAAATCCAACGCTTTAGTCGTAGCCGCTGCTGTTGCGGCACTTGTCAAGATGTCCCGTGGCTTGCCGCCAGACAACGTTGTGTTTATAGCGGCCTCAGTCGCCATCTGCTTTGCACTGCTTGTCGCCCAACCTTGTGCATCTCCAATTCTCCCTGCTGCAAAACTGGATATGCCGCCTATGGCGGCTGCTTTCAGACCATCTTTGAAGCTACCGCCTTGGATAATAGCACTGGCCCCATCGACAATTGCTGACGCAGCCACTGGACCTACGATAGGCGTCAAGAGAACCTTTGCCACGACCGGCAAAACTTTTTTTACAACTTTTTTCAAGCCCCTGAAAAGTTTCTTCAGAAAAAACTCGGGCTGACCAGTGATCGGGTTGATTGAGTTCAGTTCGTTACCGACTATGTAACGCTCTGGCTCAATGCCCATAATCCGCATTTCTGCGAAAAGCTTGTCTTTCAGGGCAGGGTTTTGCTTGAAGACTTCCATCGGTATGACAGTCTCGCCTTCAGCGGCATGCACCATATACTCGTCTTCGTTGCGGCCATATTCAGCTAGCTTGTCAGCTATTTTTACAACGTTGGTAATGCCTTTGGGCGGCACCTCATCATCGTCATCGGCCCAAGAGCCAGTTTCCGCCGTCAAAAAGGTAGCAATACCCCCTTCTGGTATAGGAACCTGATCGAGTTCATCGAAGTCGTCGTATTTAAGTGCAGCTTGTCCCATGTCCCGAGTATACGCCTTTTTTATTTGCTAAAACTAATTCAACCGCTGATATTCACTACGATAGATCCGTTTGTTATGACTTGCACGGCTCCCACTTCGCCTACGGCCTCTAGCTTAGAAACTGTGAAAGGCACAGGGTCCGATAGGTTCAACCACTCATTGCCTGTGTATAACTGTAACCGTCCCACCGAAGGGTTCCAAATCAAAGCCCCTGCGTCAAATTTAAGTTCGTCTCTGTCTTTTGTGGTGAACTGTGGTGTCGCATCTGGATCGAAAGCATCTAAACTGATCTCCAGCAATCGCACCGTGCGGTTGAAAGTACCACCGTCAACAGGATCACCGTTCGGTACGAAGGGTAATCTGCCTTGCAGTAGCTTGCTCATCTTCGCCCGTTCGGTTGTAAGTCCAGTCTCGTTCCACCAATACGGAACCCTACGCCTGTTCTAACGCCAACATCTCCGTCATCGTCGGATTCAAAACGCACTACCGCCTGTCTGCCGCGAGCACGAGTGTCAATCTTCGTTGTGCTGGCCGTGAAAGACGTCGTTTGGTCCGTGGTCAGTGAGTCGCCGGGAAAGTTACGCGCTTTGATCACTAGATTGATTTGTTGCGTGCTGCCAGAATCGCCTGTGAATTTGACGTCTGGGATGCATCGTCTAATAAACTGAAACTGGTCTCCGTCGCCAAGGTCAAAGTCGGCGCTTTCAATGAACACGTTGTCCATCGGTGACCCGTCGTCATCAAACCCTGTCTCGTGAGAAAAAATGTAGCTTGTGTCGCTAGATTTGCCTGCGGCTCTGGGAAAACTTTCCAAGCCTTCATCCAGCCAAGCAGTGCGTGAAAGATTGCCAATTGCCCAAGTGCGCTCGACGTAGTTGTAGGTGACGTATCGATCAATCACGGTGTTTGTGCCAGAACAATAAAACCAACCAACCTCATCAAATTGCTTGTTAAGAAACCCAAAAAATTGAAACGATTGTCCTTCGTTTATATCGTCGAAAACGTAAGAGCGAACGCTGCAGGGCACGGGCGTCACACTACCTTGGTATTGGTAAAAACCTTTTTTGTCCATCCAAAACACGCCAGCAGGAGTGTTAACAGCCGCGTTTGGGCCAACTAAGCTGACGCCTTCGTTGATGAGATTCAGGCCAAATGTCAAAGGCGGCCCGATGAATTGTAGGCTGTAAAGTGCCACGTCAGTCCAGATGAGGGTCTCTTGTCTAGCTCGAAGGCCGCCAATGATCTGTGATCCAGCAGAGCAGCGAAGAGAACCGGCTGTATTTGTGGACGTCGGGAACCACTCTGCGGGGTTTTCTTGGTCCGAAAATGCGACAAGTAACGGATCGGATTGGCCTGTCCTTGCCGTCGCTGTGGCATTTATTGGGTCTGCTCCCAGCGCGATAACATGACGATCCACGTCAGAGACAAGTACTTGTAGAGCAACCGTCGGCGTAAAATTAGCGCCAGACAAGTCAGCAATATCTACTGCTCGATCAGTTTCCAAATTTTTGACACTCGTGTCCCAGTAATAAATTCTTCCTGCGCGCACATTCGCAATCAGGTCTTCGCCAAAACTGTCCAAAGACCAAAGGCGTAATTGATTCAAAGAACTTAACGGACTAGAAGAACCCCACGTCCCGGCACCCCACGTCCCGGCACCCCAACCTGTGCCATCAACGAAAACGTCCAAACCTACGTTAATTTGATATGCACCGACTACAGAGCTACCCCCGTTGCCAGAATCACTACTGTTCGCTGTAACTGTAACGCCCGAGGTGTCTTTCGCTGTGATTACATACACACTGGTGCTAGTCACGGAGTCGATCTTATATTCTTGATTAAGCACGGCAGCGGTGACGTTCCCACCGAGTGATGAAGCGCCACTAAAAGTAACAAAATCGTTCTGCTGTGCCCCATGAGCCGTGTCTGTGACAGTAATGGAGCTAGAACCGTTGGTTGCTGCAAAGGTTACGTCCCCCGCAGAAGTGGTAGAGCGTAGGGGTGTGATATCGTTGAAATTTGCGCCAGACTGTATGTAAAGTTTTGAAGTTGTGCCTAAACCCAAAAGTTTGGTGCCTTCAATTGACGTCCAACCCAGAAGTTTTCTACCGGTCCCCACAAAAGACGCTTGCAGGAATTTAACCCAACCACCTATTTTTTCCGGCAAACCTTTTCTGAAACGAACTAAATTTCCATCAAACCATCCACCTTCAGCCGTATAATCGGTGCCCTCTTTGTTGATACCGGGATTGAAGATGAATTTTTGAAGAGGCATCAGATGTACTCGCCTGCACGTATCATTTCCGTAACACGAATAGCTCTTGTGCCAACTTGCTGCGCCCACTTGCTATCCATGAACTCATCTGCCGCAACATCGAACTGCTCCCTGCTCATGGCAGTTAAAGCGTTAACGAACCCGCGCAGTTTGGTAAGACCAAGATTAAAACAAATATCGACCATCGCATCGCGCCTAGCCTCGTTAAGTCCGCCAAACCAGAAGTAAGTGTCTTGTAACTCTTCTGTCACCCGCTTGATATCGTTCGCCAAAAGATAGTCTATTTCGTCGTCAGAAAGCCCTAAGCCAGACTCCGAGATGTTCCTTCCAACGCCTATGGTTTCGTAACCGGCAGAGCACAAGTAAACCTTCGACTTCACACCCTCATGGCGCTTGATCATTTCTACTAGCTTACTCATTACTTTTCCCGTGCTACTTGGTTGACCTTCTCATAGCTTCTCATTGCACCCAAACCCAAAAGTCCCATCATAACTGGCACTAGCAAGGTTGTATCTACAGGATCAACCTCCAGCCAAATGCTCAAAATATTTACGATGATTGTGTTGTAAAGCAAACCAAGCGCGCAAATCCAACCGATAGCAGGTCGCCACCCGGCTACG